TTATATTAACGGCTGTGGTTGACGCGTTAATTTTCTACGGAACTGCATATTTAGAGGTAACTGAGGTTTATCAAGATGATAACCGTCCAGCAAGATTTGATTTTGTAAATAACACACGAGTACAAGTACAACTTAATAAATTAAATACCTTTGTTGACTTTTATACAGTAGACGGTCGTGAGCGACCAATGTCAGGTATTGGTTCACTTGTAACTATTCAGTCACCTATTGACGGTATTCTTCACGCTGGTGCTAGAACATTAAGAGCCGCTATTGACTTAGAAAAAGCAGCTTCAGTAGCCGCCTCGACTCCAATTCCTTCAGGTATCTTAAAAAATAACGGTGCTGATTTACCAGCTTCCGAAGTTTCAGGATTATTAGCAGCATGGAAACGATCACGAGCTGAGCGATCAACTGCTTACCTAACTTCAACTTTAGAATATCAACCAACTTCATTCAGTCCTAAAGATATGTTATACACAGAATCCATTGCTTCAATGGCAACTCAAATTGCAAGACTTTTCAACATAAATGCGTATTACATAAATGCAGATACTAATTCGACAATGACCTACTCGAATGTTCAAGACGAGAGGCGTCAATTCGTTAGTCTATCGCTGCAACCCTATGTAAGTGCAGTAGAGAATCGTTTTAGCATGGACGATCTATCACCTAACACCCAGTTTGTTGCATTTGATATGGACAGCGGATTCCTACGGGCTAATCCAATGGAAAGATTAAATGTAATTGAAAAAATGCTTACCCTAGGTTTAATAAGCGTAGAGGAAGCCCGAGCAATGGAAGAATTGAGTCCTAATGGAAATAATTAACTTTTCAGCTGACCTAGAAGCGTCAGAATCCCGTCGCATTATTGCTGGCAAGATAGTTCCTTTTGAAAACGAAATTGGTAACACAAGTGCTGGAAAAGTAATTTTTGAAAAAGGTTCTATTGAAATTGAAGATGTTAAGGCAGTAAAACTTTTATTGGAACATGACCCTAAGCAACCTATTGGGCGCATGAAAAATGTATCTGAGGACGGCTCAGGTATTTATGCAGAGTTCAAAATCTCCAACACCACACGAGGAACAGACAGTCTAATTGAAGCGTCGGAAAATCTGCGCAGCGGTCTTTCAGTTGGTGTTGAAGTTGTTAAAGGTAAAAATGTTAACGGCATATATAGAGTTAGCGCCGCTAAGCTCATGGAAGTCAGCCTTGTACAGGCAGCGGCTTTCCAAAGTGCAAGCGTCGTTTCAGTCGCTGCGTCGGACGCAGAGACAGAAGTTACAACCGAAACCAAAACAGAAAATGAGGAAATTGTGGAAAACACAACACCTGAATCTGTTGCGACTGAGGTAACAGAGACCCCTGCGGTTGAAGCCTCTGCTCGTCCAACAGTAGCAGCACCTATTTACACTAAGCCTCGCTTAGAGTTCACAAAAGAGAAGTTCCTAGAGAACACCCTTCGTGCGCAATACTTAAATGATGACTCTGCTCGTCAATACATTTCAGCAGCAGCAGATACAACAGACAACGCAGGTTTAATCCCAACTCGTCAGTTAACTGAAGTTATCAACCCGTTGTCAAACGCTGATCGTCCATTTATTGATTCAATTTCTGCGGGCGCTCTCCCTGACGCTGGGTTATCTTTCGAAATCCCTAAATTGACTCAAGCCCCTACGGTGGCAGAGACAGCTGAAGGCGCAGCACCATCAGACACAGACCAAAATGTTTCTTTCTTGACAGTAAATGTTAAGAAGTACGCTGGACAACAGACTTTCTCTGTTGAGTTGCTAGATCGCTCATCCCCAGCATTTTTCTCTGAGCTAGTTCGTCAAATGGAGTTTGCTTATGCAAAGGCTACTGACGCAGCAGTCGGCGCAACACTTACAGCTGTTGCAACCGATGGTGGAAACCGCACATTAACAGCGGCTAACATCCAAGACTTTATTGCAGACGCAGCTGTTTCTGTTTACTCAGGAACACTAGGATTTGCACAAAACATTGTCGTATCACCTGATCAATGGGGTGCGCTAATGGGTCTAGTAGACGGTTCAAATAGAGCTGTATTTACTCAAACAATCAATCCACAGAACGCTTCAGGTAACCTAACACCTACAAATATCCGCGGCAACATTGGTGGATTAAACCTACGCGTATCACGCTACCTAGGTGGAACTGGCGACGGGTCAATGATCGTTATCAACCCAGAATCATTTACATGGTTCGAGTCCAGCAAATTCCGCTTGGAGACCAATCTAATTTCAACTGGTCAAATCCAAGTTGCCTACTATGGCTATGGAGCTATTGCCAATAAAGTAAATGCTGGTGCTTACAAGTGGATGGTTGCATAACCTTCCGTTAAAGGAAATAACTGTGTAGGGGCGTTGGAAGCCTTCGCCCCTATACTCTAAGAAAGGACGACATGCCAGCAACAACACCAACCATTGCGGAGTTACGCAGCGTATTGGGTATTGGTTCACTTTATAGTGACAGCGTTGTTGATGAGGTGTGTCAATCGGCACAAGACATAGTTTTTTCATATTTGTGGTACAACAATTACAATGCTGTGGCTAGAGAGTGTACGACTACTGTCGGAAAACTTTACACAGATGTAGTTCATAACATGAAGGTTGGCGATACAGTCAACATAGAAAATGTAGCCGCTCATTACAACGGCAATAAAGTTATTACTGTAAAAACGGATTACTCAATTTCGTTTGCTATTAGCCATGTTACGGCTGAAGTAAAACACGATGTAATTCCTTATGGCACAATTAAAGCCACTACTGCTATTGATTATGAGACTGTACCAGCTGTCAATCAAGCTGCACTCATGGTCGCCGTAGACATTTGGCAGTCACGCCAAGCAAGCAACTCAACAACTTTAACCGCAGATTTTCAACCTAGCCCATGGCGTATGTCAGCCAGCCTAATCGCAAAAGTAAGAGGTTTGTTAGCACCGTATTTAAGTCCTAACAGCTTGGTAGGCTGACATGACTGTCGCCGTTACGACACTTCGGTCTACCCTTGCGACAGCGCTGGAAAACGCTGGGGTGTGGCAGGTCTTTTCCTTTCCGCCTGCCTCACCCATTGCAAACTCAGTAATCATAAGCTGGGATTCTCCTATGTTAGAGCCAAGCAACAATCAATATAACATTGCACCTAAAGCCAATCTAACAATCACTTGCATTGTGCCTATGCTGGACAATCAAGGCGGTTTGATACAATTAGAGAATATGGTTACAGGTGTATTTACAAAGTTAGCCGCTTCAACATTGAAGCTAAATGTGTCAAGCGTTTCAGCCCCGTCTGTATTGGCTGAAGCACAAGAAATGCTAACTGCCACAATCAATGTAAGCGCAATAACGAGTTGGAGTTAAAATGTCAGATATTATAGATGTTCCTTCCGAGGACAAGGCTTGGCTTGCAAAAGTCGGGCAAGTAGCACCACAAACCGAAAAGCCAAAAATCGTAAAGAAAGACGAGGAATAACCAAATGGCTGTATTTCTAAATAACAAAGTAGGCGTCAAGGTTAACTCAGTTGATCTTAGCGACCATGTAACAGCTGTAACCTTAAACCGAGCATTTGACGAGTTAGAGGTTACTGCAATGGGTGACCTAGGTCACAAGTTCGTAAAGGGCTTAGAAGCTTCATCTGTAACTATTAGCTTCTTAAACGACAACGACCCTTCAACTAGCGTTCGTGGAACTCTACAAAGCGCATGGGGTACAAATGTGACTATCGTCTTGCTACAAGATAAAGCCGCAGCTGTATCAGCAACCAACCCTTTGTACACCTTTACAGCGTTAATCAACAACACTACTGATATTAACGGTACTGTCGCTGACATATCTGTGCAAGACTTGACCTTCAATGTTAGCGGTGCTATCACCGTTGCAACAACAGGCAGCTTCTAAGGAGAAAAATGCTAGGACTTAAAATCACCAAGGCTTCAGGTGACGAATCTACACACGAGATTTCACCAGCGATTGAGTACGCATTTGAACAAAATTTTAAGGCAGGTTTCCACAAACGCTTTCGAGATGAAGAAAAGCAGTCAGATATTTACTGGCTGGCTTGGGAGTGTTTGCGGAGATCAGGCGAGACTGTTAAACCATTTGGTGAGCAGTTTCTAGAGACCTTGAAAAAGGTAGAGATTGTAGACGCTGATACCCCAAATGGGTGACGAGGTATGACCTCACTTATCTAATTGCTTCATTAGCAGTTGAGACAGGCATACCTCACAGCGAATATGTAAACATGGACAGATCAATGTTATTAGCTACATTGGCATACATGAAAGATAGGGCTAAACAAATTGAGCAGCACAGTAGAATTAAAAGGCGGTAAGTCTCTACTTGTTGCGCTTAAAAAATATGACAAGAATCTAGCCAAGGCAGTCAATAAACAAATAGCTTCATATTTACAGCCTGTGGCTAAACAGGCTAAAAGTTACTTACCTAGCACAGCACCTTTATCTAGTTGGGGCAAGCCTGTGTCTAGCGCAGCAACAATAAATTACAGACCTTTCCCAAGATACGACGCATTAAAGGCTCGTAGAGGTGTCAGCTACACGACAACACCAAGCAAACCTAACAAAAAGGGTTTTGTGTATTTAGCACAGATATTTAACAGAGAAGCTGGCGGTGCAATTTACGAAACCGCTGGAAGAAAAAACCCTGACGGTCGCCGTCCTGTTATGTCAACCTACTTAAAAGAATATGGCACAACCTTTGCAATGGAAGGTAACAGACGAGGTAAAGGTAGTTACAACTCAAACAACCCATTTGCAGGTTATCAATTTGTTAACAGTATGCCTGAGTTATACAAAGTACCACGCAGAGCAAACCAGTCAGGTCGAGTAAGCCGCATGATGAACGGACGAGTGATTTTTAAGGCGTGGGCTTTAACTTACGGCAAGGTAACACCTAAAGTAGTTAATGCGCTTATAGACGCAAAAAAACAATTTGATTCAGGAAAGAGAGCTGCCTAATGGCTAAAGAAGATTTATCGGTCAAAATTGGTGCGTCTTTTGTAGGCAAAGCTGCTTTTGCTACAGCTGAGAAAAGTATTAGGAAGTTAGGCAAACAAGTATTAGCCTTAGCCACAGGCGGTGGAATTCTTGCATTTGGCAGATCATCAGTACAAGCATTTTATGAATCAGAAAAATCTGCCAAGGCGTTATACGGAACATTAAACAATTTAGGGTTAGCCTTTAAACGAGATGAAGTAAATAAGTATGTAGATAGATTAAGCCTTGCTACAGGTATTGTAGATGAACGCCTTAACCCAGCCTTACAGGTATTACTATTAAATACTAGAGACATTACTAAGGCACAAGAATTATTAGGCGTAGCCTTAGATATATCGGCAGCTACTGGTACTGACCTTCAACAAGTTTCAACAGCATTGGCTAAAGGCTTTAATGGTGAGCGTGGTGCATTAGGAAAGTTAACCTTAGGCTTTACAAAGGCTGAGTTAAGTGCCAAGGATTTTGATGATGTATTAAATTTATTGTCATATACTTTTCAAGGACAAGCCTCAGCTAGCGCTTCAGGTTTCACAGGCGATATAGACAGATTAAAAATTGCAGTAGATCAATTCAAAGAATCTATTGGTGAAGGAATTGCTAAGGGTTTTGCTAGCACAACTGGAGAGGCTAGTAATGCCGCTAGTGCTTTAACAGCTGTAGGAGACGCATTTGGCAAGTTAATAGAATTAAACTTAAAGTATGGTGGCATAAATCTATTAAGTCCAGAGTTCTACAAATCATTATTATCTACACCTAAAACGCCAGTTGGTTCAACCTTTACTTATGATTTTGGTGCTGGGGCTGAAACTGAAATGGCTCGACACAGACAAAGAGTATTAGACGCTCAAAGATTAAAAATAGAAAAGCAACAGTTAGCGACACAACAAAAATTACTTAAGGCACAACAAGATCAAGCCAAGATTAAAAAGTCACAGGGCTTACTTGACATAGAGCAAGCAGGTGTAATAGCTGCATTGCAGGGCAAGATTACTGCTAACGAAAAACTACGCTTAGAGTTACAGCTAGCCTTATTGACTGGTAACGCTAGAGAAGCAGATCGCCTAAGTAATGAATTGCTAATTTCTCAGGGTCGCCTTACAGGGTTAGCCACCTTTATCGCTAACCTACCTAAAGCACTTAACCCTTTTGCAGATTATCCAGCGTATGTACAAATGGCATTAGCAGAATTGGCTAAGTTAGCCGCTGCTCAAAAGTCTTTACAAGTAAGTCCAACAGCTGCCCCTATGCAAACCTTAGAGCAAGCAAGGTCAGAAACAGTTTCTAGCATTGCTAGGGTTAATGAAATTTACACAGACCTAATGTCTAAAATCAATTCAACCAATAAAGACAATAGTCCTACCGTTAATGTAAAGGTTGAAGTAGGTGGTCAGCAGTTAACAGATATTGTGACTAACGCTCAGATCAATAACTCAGCTTCAGGAATACAATCTAAACTGAATAGATTAAATTTAATAGACTAATGACATTACCAGCCCAACTTAATGTAAGCCTAAACTTTAACTCTGGCGCAACCTTCGGTAACCCATTTACCATCGGAGACCCTGTTAACGGCAGACTTGGGTTTGGTATTCTTGGAGACGGCTCAGCCCCAGCATTAGTAATTGATGTGACTGATGTCACACGCAGTATACAGATCAAGCGTGGTCGTAATATCCTCAGAGACACCTACGAGGCTGGAAGCGCAACGGTTAGAATCTATGACCAAGACGGCAGATTTAATCCTCAGAACACAAGTTCCGATCTATTTGGGCAACTCACACCGCTTCGTAAGCTAAGAATCTCAGCAAGTTATCTAGGCACTTCGTATTACCTTTTTAGCGGATATACAACCACCTACACCTATACCTACGATCAGGCTGAGCAAGTATCTTATGTAGATATAACAGCTGTTGACGGATC